AGGTAATCTTATGTCAGGGAATATTACCTCCTCAAAAAGTAAGTTAGCTTGGTCCGGTGCGAGATTTCGATTTTGCTTATTAATTGTTCTGTCAAACTTCTGCCTAGTTTGGCGGATCAAGGGATCGATAGATTTACCTCTAGCATCTACTATTTTTTTAGCTTGGGTAATAAAATCTTGTCTTTGTTTTTCGTCAAGTCTTTGGCCTTTTGACCAATTATTAAACATATTCCTTATTCGATCGGGGACACCGGCGGCGTTTTGTGCGTTAGCAAACTCCCCTTCTCTAACTGTACTACCAGGATCAAGAACTTTCATGTATTGAAAAATTAAACTAAGGTCACCAGCGGCTGACGGATTTTCTGCCGCTGAACTTATCGTATTATAAGATATAACGACATTTTTATAATCTTGTACTTGTTTATTTTTATCGAAATTAGCACTAAGATCGTTTAATGGCTTGTCGAATAATTGCCTTGTTGTCTCTTCCTTATTTTTAAGGTCAATTGCATCTTTTGGGTCTATTCTATTTGACTCTGCTAAATCAGCCTCCGCCTTCTGCAAACTCATAAATCGACTACCAGCAAGCACAGGATCAAGATTTTGCTCTTTAGCAAACCGACCAAAATCAGATGAGCCAAGTTCTCCGCCTAATACTTTGGGTGCTTCATCCCTTTGAAATTCTAAAAATCGATTTCTTGCACCTTGATCCCCGCCTAAAGCGAATAGGCCAGGCTGTGCTTGGTTAAAGTCTTCTACGACTGCTGGATCGGGTGTTTCAGCTAAAAGGGCTTCTGCCATGCCCATCTGATTTGCCTTCAACTCATCTGCCTCTGCCTGAATCAAATCTTTTTCCGATTGTATCTGTGCGGCTTTATCTCCAGCAATCTTTTGCGCACTTCGCCGGTTGGCCGCCATTTGGGCAATTCGGCCTTCTTCGATCTTCATCTGCTGTTCAGCACCTTTTTTACGCTGATATTCTTTTTGCAGAAATGGATTCTTGGCGATTGCTTTGGCATCTTTTTCGGAGACTCCCTGGTTCATCAGATAGCCCGTCATTTCTTCTGCCCGTGCTTTCTTTTCTCGCCCTTCGATGAATCCTTTTGCTACCTGGTTAAGAGCATTGCCGAATGCCATATTTGCATTCGCATTTGCCTGTCCCGCCCTTTCATAGGCCGAGGTGTCGATTTTCATTAAGCCCGCCTGAACTGTATCTCCAATTGCCATAATTTTATCCTCTGCTTAGATATCCACCGCCTAATGATCCAATCGCACCAAATAAACCCTGTGCCATTCCGCTCGCCGCATTTTCTCGGGCGGCGTAATTTGCTGAGTCGTAGTTCGCTTTATTAGCATAACCTTGCATACCAATATTTACTCCAGCATCGGGATTTATCCGAGTTACTGATTCCTGTGGCATTCCGAAAAGTGCGGACCTTTCTCCAAATCCTTGGGCGGTATAATTCTGTCCACCTCGAAGCATCGCCATTGGATCGACTGAGGTTGATTTATTTAAATTAGATGCATAAGATCCGAGGCTTTGTGCTTGTTGGCGATTCTGTCCGATAATATCTCTTAAATAATCCTCTCGGCTCATGGCCTCAGCGGCAATGCCCGCATTATCCATTCCCCTACCCCTCGCCACTAATCCTTCACGGGCGGACTGAGTGGCTCGCCGTCTCATTTCGGGCGATAGGTCAGTCATTTGTGCTTCATTGAAAGCCTGATCGGCTAACTGGTTAGCTTGTTGTGTACGAGCTTGCATGAGTGGATCGGATGCACGATAAGCCTGATTCATATCCGCACCAAATCGACCAAGCATAGAAATATCTGACCCCGCCTGTCTTTCTGCCATCCTCGCCCCGAAATCCTGTGACCGCATAGCATTCGATTCTGCTAGGCTAGCCATCGGATCGGCGGCTCGTTGGGCAAGACCCATCTGTAAATCTTGATACTGTGGGTCGTACTTTTGGCGTACCCCAAGCATTTGATCTTGAAGCCCTGAGTCGGCCATTGCTCCGACATAATCTCGGGCAGATTTGCCGACATTAAATTCGGGTAAGGGAGGGGGTGCTTTTCCTCCTCCAAAGAGTTTCTGCAAGAAGAAGGAAGGTACTCCCGAGGAGTTGACCGGTTCACCCGCTCCACCGGCATCCTTTAGCATTTGTGCTTCTTGTTGATTAATGTACGCTAATCCTTCACCTTCCGGTGCGGCTGTGTTAAGAAGCATGGCCGCCTGTTTGAGCGGATCTTCGGGGGCGAAGGAAACTATTCCATCTTTTGTCATTTTACCCTTTGCACCGGAGAGCATGAGAAGTTCCCGTTCGATCGGATTGATGTACGCTAACGATTCCCCGCTTGGCGATTGTTCGGCTAAATATTTTATTACCTGGTCTTGCGAAATATCCTGATTAAAATGCTCGGGGTTGGTGTCGGGAAAATGGCTTGGGTTTGTACGCCGACGCATTTGAACATGGGTGTCCCCGTATTGGTGGGAAAGCGGGTCTTTTGAGCGAGTTACTTGCTGGGGAGCTATTTGGGCCTGTTGTACTAGATTTAAACGCATCTCTGCTTCTTCTGCAATTTCCTCTTCCGATGGGCCGATTAATTTTTTTATGAAGTCCATATTAAGTCTTTATTATGTAATTTAAAATGATGGTCGGCTGAACATTGTTGTGGGCTCCGCCTCCTCCTGTTGAAGCGGTCGAACCCGAACCCGAGCAAACATTATTTGTGTTTCCCCCCGAAGTCCCGAAATCGTCTGATGTGGATGAGTCAATGATTAATCCGTGGGTATGAGCGGGCAGTTCTGCGGTACTGAGGGTGTGCGTTTCTGCTCCTCCTGATCCGCCTAAAACATCTCCGTCAACTCCACCAGTTAAACCAGTTAATCGATTAGCAGATGCTCCGCCCATATCATCCTGTCCGGCAATTACTCGGCCTCGAAGGTCGGGGATATTGAAAGTCGATGAACCATCTCCCGATCCGTAGGTGGTTGCCAACAGTCCAAAAAGAGTCGAATAAGTGGAGCGTGAAATTGCCGCACCATCACACAATAAATAACCTGTTGGGGCAGATGAACCGGCGTAAGGCATAATTGATGCCGTTGGCATGAGAACACTTACTGCTCCAGCATCTAGCTTGGCGGCTGTTACTGCTCCATCTTGAATCTTTGCGGTGATGACGGAATCCGTGGCCAACTGGGTCGCTGTGATTCCGGCATCCTTAACTTTTAATTTACTCGAACCTAAAGTAAGGGTCGAATTGTCAGTCGTATCTGCCGCCGAGGTAAAATACGCTTGGCCGACAATATCAATTAATTTCTGTGCGGTGACTTGATCGCCACTCGCAAAACTCTGTCCTGTTGATAATACTGCCATAATGTTTCTCCTATGAAATTGAAGTTGTGCTTCTGTCTGTTACTCGGGCATCTATCTTAACTGCCCGTAAAAATGGTCTGCCCACTGTGGGCTTAAAGTCTGTCTGTATTCCGAATCCTCTTTTTCTTACTCCCAATCGGATTGAGGAATCCTCGTTTGCCGGTAAAGTTGAACCTAGCAGAGTGGAGATCGATGTGGCCGAAGATGTGGAGTCGGGATCTTCAGTTATGAAACTGATATCACCATCGGAAAGTCCTTGATCTGAGCTTTTTATATGTAGCTCGGAACGGGAAAACATTTTCCTATCGGCAGTATCGGCATCGTATTGGCGAGTGGTGCATTGGCTTACTACATCGATGGTTTCGGGAACCGCCTGACCGGCGGACATACTTACCACATCCCCTCCATCTGCTCCATCGACTTTGTGGATGCCGCCTTCTTCAGTGGTAAGATAGAGGGCATTCTGCGAACCTTCTTTGCCGACTATTAATTCACGAATCGCAAACTCGGTTGAGTTAACTGTGTCGATGCTTTCAAAGCCTCCATTAAGGAAGCTGTACACGATTATAGTGTTAAGCTTAGTTGCATCTCCGCTCCCTGGAACAATGTCTAATGGTAACGCCAGCCAGTAACGATTATCGAAGTAAACTCCACAAGACAGATGAACATAATCCTGATTAATTCGGTCGATAAAGGGCTGGATGGTTTCCGAGATTGGAGTGCCTGTTCCCCGTAAATTATAAGCGTCAAGAAATTCGACTGAATAGATACCTTGGTCAGATAAAAACATTATTTGATTTGCTACCTGGACTACTGACTTTCTTGCCGAGCATCCGATTTCTGTGGTTACCACATTGGTCGAAACATCAGCAAGAGATCCGCTTATCCCACTCATTAGATGGATCGATTTTCGATTAAATACTACGAGCGAATCCTTAGTGAATGGAGTAAGCTGGACCAAGTAATCGCTTTGCCCGGCAGAGGGTCTAAACTGATTGCCAATCACATCCACTGTATCAAAATCCATAATGTCAGAACTTACTATCTCATCCCTTATTCCTCGGTCCGTAGGATTAGTTTCCGAGGTGTACCAGTAAGGCATCCAAAGCCTTCGTTCGTGAACGATTCCCCAAGGTGCGGCGGGTTGGTGAATGTAGCCTTTTCCGACTGCTAGGGGTTTATTAACTGTTAAAGTTTTAGACTGGCCAATTGAAACATTTGCGACTTCTAAATTAAACTGAAATTGATTTGCATTCGGGACATTGGAAACACGAGTTTTTTGATTCGTAAAGAGGTCGAATGGGCTTGTACCTGACTGGATGGTTAAATCATCCCCAGCGGACAGGCCGTGAGAATTTATATCCATGGTTACCACTCCGTCCTGTGCGACTGTTGTGGTATCAGTCAGGTAGAGCGGTGCAGTATAAGTTCCATTTGCCACTTTAGTGAAGTCTAAGAAAAATTCTACCTGTGCACCGGAAACATTAAAGGTCGTATTTTGGCTCGTTGCCATTGTAACTGTAAACTGATTTGTCGATGCAGTGGCCACTTGGTAACAGTCATTTGGATTATTAGTCCAATTTCCTAGACCGGTTAAAGTAACATAATCATTAGCCGAGCGGCCATGTGCCGTGGCGTTTACAGTTATCGTCTGCCCACTTTGCGATGCCGATGAGATATCCACTCGCTGAACCTCGGGGCTGGCCTCGAGAGTTGTCTGACGAGTCCTAAAGATATACATCTTTCCGAGTCCCTGAGTCATTTGAACCGGTCCATCGACTGATTCCCCTCCAGCCTCATACCGACACTTGAAAAGTGCCGAGTCTTTCAGACGCAGAATGATACAGGTGGTATCAGTAGCGGTAAAAATATAATCATCGTTATTCGATGTGGCATCCGAAAAGACTGCCGATCCGAATACTTCGTTTACCCCGTTATCGTTTAGGGTAAAATTTAAAGTTGTACCTATGGATGTGCCGGAAGCTACCACGGAAGTATTCCCTACACTTTCACCCTTTACTGTAAAAGTGGTATCCGCTCCGCTATTGGCAAAAGTCAGAGTCTTAGTTGTAAAATTGACCGAAGCTAAAGTTTGAGTGCCATCGACTGATGCATCTAGGTCATCGATGTGGAAATCTTCACCAGGTATAAAAGAAAGCGAAGGTGTAGTGCTTAAAATTAAGGTTACTACATTGCTCTGCCGTTGGGCCGATAAAATAATGTAAGGCAATCGGATCGCATTTTCACCCGAGGTAATCGATCCAAACAAAGTCGATAACCCTTTGCGAGTCTGCCAAGTTCCATCCTTATTCATTCGACCATTCTTCGACAATGCTACCTCACCAGGCTTTAACTGGTTAGGGCGTAGACGGGCATTCATCCGCAGAAAGAAAGTATCCCCTTCCGATGTGAATGGATCGTCTAGTTTGCCGTATGAACGATACCGGCTCACTTCTTCTTTACCTCCTGGTAAATCTTAACCGCCATATATATAATCGTCATCCCACCGGCAATAATTCCGATTAGTTCATGGAAAGATCCGCTTATACTAGCAAGCGATCCACCGGCTCCAGCTAATGCGGTTCGGTCCATTAGAACAGGCAGTCGAGGATTATAATGCCAATGACCAAGCCAGCTAAAACAGTAAACATCTTTGCTTTCTTTGAAAGAGTTGAGAATTGATCTGCGAGTAATTTAAGATTTTTCACGGGAAGGAGGTTTTACAGGAAATGGTGCGCGAGTCTGATGTTTAATTGCTTCGGTTTGAGAGCATTGACGGGCAGTTCTTTTTGCTACGAAAATGGGGATACCCAAGTACCCTCCGAGCAGTATTGCCGCTCCGATTAGAATCTTTTTGATGTAGGATGTGAATGCCTCAAAGCCTGACTTGTGGCTCTCCATGCCCTTTGCCACTAACTCGCTTACATCTCCGTGTGTGAGTAAATCAAGTTTTTCTTCTGCTTCAATAAGGGCATCTTTGTTTTTGAGTGCCTCGCCAGCTAGTACGCCAGCACCAGCACCTAATGCCGCAGTACCTGGGCCACCTAGACTACCTACTCCACCTCCAGCTATACCGCCCAAGGTTGGGTAGACAGAGCGCAAACTGCACGATGCCATGCACAACGCCAATACTATTATGGCGGTGTAAATCATTCGCCAGGAGGTTCGTCAGATGTCCACTCGTCAGTTGCTAGAATAGTGAGCATCTCGGAATGAGTGTATTCGGTCTTACCGCTCAGAAAGGATGGTTGTTCGCCTTCGTACTTAACGAATGTTTGTGTACCGTCTAGTGAGTAGCGAAGTTTATCTGCATCTGCTTGTAATACCTGGCTAAAGTCAACCGAACTAACTTCAGATGCGTCTATAATTACATATGTTCTCATGGCTTATTAATACTGTATGTTGCTCCTCCGTTACCTGTTCCGTCATTCGTACCAGCATTCTCTGCATTGACTACTGTGCCTATAGTACCTCCGTTTGTAGGACTTCCGCCACCACTTACAGTATCATTGCCTTCTCCTATTCTGTACCAATTTGTAAGGTTTGCTGATTTATCATAAGTACCAGCATTAGATGTTGGATCGATTGGCAGTCCGTTATTGTATAAACTAGAAGCATCATCGCCATCTAAAGAAGCATTCCAAATAGCTAAATTATCTAACAGTCCGTCAAAATAATTAGTACCCCAACCTGCTTTAGCTATAGAACCATTATTACCAGCTGTTGATTGAGTGGTGGAAGGGACTGAAGAGGGGGTAGTAGCTACTTGTGAACCGTCAAAATACAAAGTAATAGAACTTCCGTTATAAGTTCCTAATACATGATGCCAAGCATCTGTTGATCTGTAATCTGTCGGCGAAGCTAAGTTAAGTATACAATTATTAACTGAACCATCGATACCCCATCTAAGTTGGGAGGACGAGTTTAAATAAAATGCTACACGATTACTGGTACTTGTGCCCGAAGAAAACGGAACTTCTACAGTTGATCCAGCGTAGTCTCTCAAATTAATCCAAAAACCTACAGACAATGTCGCTGCACTATTAAATCCTGATAAAGTACCCAAGGAAATGTAATCATCTGTGCCGTCAAACTCAGCACTAAACGAGTTAGATACAGCACTTATAGACACGCCGTCACTATTATACACCCGCCAATTCGTGCCGTCATAGATGATGTAGTTTCTCGTGTCTGTTTCAAAGTAAGCATCACCTGCCGAGGGACTACCTGGACGAGTGGATGAAGTGATTGATGGTATTGTTGTTGGCATAGCTATTAAGAATCGTTGTTATAAATGTACCAAGCACCTCCACTATAAATGTAGAAATCATAGGTATCTGTACCGAATGCGATGTTAACTTCTCCGCTCGGATTGGTGGGTGTGCTTGCTAAGATGTTTGCTTCGGTGTCTCGTGTTGTGACATTGAATAGAGCTACTGCATTTAAAAATGTTCCACTAATATTAGCAGTTGTAAAGCCACTCGAAGCTAAAGTAATACCTGTGACTCCAGCATTCGTTGAAGCTGGGTTTGTCAGAGTAAAGGTAATAACAGTATCTGAACCTGTTGGTACGCTTTGACCTCCAGCAACTGTAAGAACTAATGTACCTGATGACTGAGTCCATGATCCACTTGATCCAAAGATTGCCGCATTAGTACCTCCAACTGTTAATGAAGCATTGTCAGATGTCTGCGATCCTGTAAGTCCAGCTATAGTTAAAGTAGAACCAGCACTTATTGATGCAGATGGATTAACTGTGAAGGTTAAGGTGTTAGAGTTGCCAATAGCAGTCTGTCCATTCTCAAGAGTAGCAGTATCAAAAGTCTCAAGTGGTACAGGTGGTACAGTAGGACTGCCTATGACCCCCAACCCAAATGTAGGAAGAACGAACATTCTTAGGAAGCTGTGTCTCCAGCTAAGACAAACACATCATCAGCGTAGGCAACTAAACTTGCTACTCCAAACTGAGCATTGATCTTGGTGTGTGATTGTCTGTTATTAATAGTAGTACCTGAAGCACTAAAGCTGACTTGACCAGCACCCTTCTGTACGAAACTACAATTAAACCCAGCACCTAGTCCGCTTGGAACTGTTACTGTAATAGCTGACCCATTATTAAGGACTACTACCTTACCATTATCTCCAGCTAATAAAGTGTATGCAGTACCTGTTTGATCGTTCAGAGTCGCATCGAATCCAAGGATTGCAGTGCCTCCGAAATCTCCGTCTGTAAGATCACCAGCATCAACTGTAACTGTTCCCGTTCGTCCGGCAACCGATTGGACGGGAGATGCTCCCATCAAATTTGTAACGGTTACTTTTTTCGTTGTAGGAGTCCCACTCACATCGGTGATTGGAATGATATCCGCACCGGCGGGAGTTGTGCCTAAAGCGGTTAATGCTGAAATTTTCTTATTCATAGTTTTTAATCAAAAGCTAAAATGCTCCCGTCTTCTGTGTTTAAAAAAGCCCCGTTTTCTGCCCTCAATGCACCATCTATCGGCGGACCGACTGCATTATCTGCATCGGTGTCCCCAACTAAGAGTCCTAGGCAGTTAAAAGGCATTACTGTTTATAGGCCAAACAGCTTCCACTCGCCAAAGTGAAACTCGTGCATTCACCATAAATTACTTGGCCTTGCGAAAAAGTAGTCCCGTCTGAAATTAATGCGGATACATTTTCCACTTTACCGACATATGCAGATAAAACTGAATCCTCGGTGAATTGAATTGATGTGAATGTGCCAGCGTGAGCCGCTGTATCGTTAGCGTAAAGGCTTCCGCCAGCTCCCATTGCATTTAGAATATTTACTCCTGATAGTCCCATAATATTATACTGTTGTTAAAATGTTAACTCCGAACGAGTAGCTCGGATATGTGTTGACTGATATTTTGTTCATTCCTTCTAGGCGTTCGACTCGGTCGATTTCGAGTGCCAAGGTTTCTTCCGCCATTTGTTCTTGCTGGATCGCTTTTTCAAGCTGGCCGTCTGATTTGTACCAGTCTGCAATGGTTGCTAATAATAAGTACCTCTCCAAGAATCTTGGGAGGTCGGGATCGCCTGACTCACCATAACTCGAAGGTGTTACCTGGTTACCCATTACAAAGACTGAACTTTGAGACGAATTGGCGGGTAATACTAAGTACCCATTGATTAAATTGTAATCCAACTTGAATGCGGTTCTCTCCGATAATGGATTCTTATCGAAGACCGAAAACACATCCATCAGATTTGCATCGTTGTCGATTTGAACCGCCTTGTCTGCAACGATTGGCGAGGTAACGGCGGCAACAGATTTCTCCACTACTGTCATTAGCTCGGGCCATTGTGCGCGGGTCCATGCTCCTTTTACTCGGTCATTTAACGAGTTCTTGAAAGCTGTTTCTTCTACCGATAATAATGTGTCCACCCCGATGGCCGAGGTGAATCGATTTTTAAGTTCGGTGTAGGTTACAGTTCTCAACTTCCGATTACCGTTTCGGGGTTGGCTTTTGCGAAGTCTTTAGAATATTGAGGGTCGGACATACAGCCTGGTCTTTCCTGTTCATGCCTCATGTAAGTAGATAAATCTACGGACCGAACGGCTCGGAGGTTCTTACCCCCGCCGACAGATTGGCCGTATTTACGAGCGGCTAATGCTCTTTGCTTATATCCGGCTTTTTCTTGTGCGGCTTGTCGGTCAACTTTCTTGGCCAAGTAATGAGCCATTTCTTCGCCCGACATTCCGCTTCTCTTACCGCCTTTTACTATTATATTTAAGCTCATATTTTAAAGAAAAAAGGGAGGCCGGCCACTACCCAACCGGCCTCCCAAAATAACACCAAATAAACCAATTAAACCTAAACTATTGAACCAAGCGCGCGTGGGTTGGATACGCGAATCGTAGCCATACACTCTGTAAATGCGCGTTTCCCAGCACCGTTGTCAGGAAGATCCTGAACGGTCATGCCTTCCAAGAACTTCAAGGAAACAGTGTCATCAGATGGAAGGAGATATCCTCGATCTGTGTTAACAGTTCCCAGTGCTGTACTTGTTCCACTTGCTCCAGCATCCCTACGCCCGTTCCACAAAGTAGGGATTATGTCCACTACACCATAGTCCGAAATGTACTGGACCACTGATAATTTCAAGATACCATCCTTAACATCCTGGTTAAAGTTAAAGTCACTGTTTGCAGTGGTGGATCTCGTATAGTCCGTTATTTTATTAACGCAATTTGGGCCGGCATATAACTTAAAAGAGCCTTTAGAACCAGCGGCAGTGTAAACAGCCTGAAGTAATCCACGGAAAGCAGATTCGGTCAAACTTGCAAGACTTACACGAGAACCACTTACTGCACGGAAACCTTGTTTTAAGGTTGTGTCGAAAGTGTTACCAGTTGCAGTTGGGTCAGACCAAATTCCAAGTCCGCACATCGTAGCTCCAGCAGAACCTGAGCCAGCGGCTTGATCGTTGTTTGAAGCGATTGCCACTTCAAGGCTGTTCTTCAACTGAATTAAAGATTTTGCAGTTGAGGCCGCAAAGAGAGATCCACCAGGAGCAACATCAACCATTTCGGCCTGACGAGAAACTGCGAAGATATCCCTAAGTGTTGCCACCCGGTTACCTAGACGAGCGCGGCTATCAATTAAGTTAGCGGCATTCGACAGAGTAATATCTACACCGTCTGCGTTTGTTGCGGCACTTGAGCCGGCGGGATCAGCGAGTGAATCAACTAACCATTCATTAAGAGTCGCTTTGGGAGCGGCGGATTGAGAAATCGTGCTGTAAATTGGAGTCTCTTGTGGAGAAACCGTTTTCATCACATTTTCTAAATTTTCGCGTGAGCCCTTGGTACTCAACACGTTATACGAAGTTGCTATAGCCATTTTATATATTCCTTATTTTAAGATTTTTAAATTTTTTTAGTCCGCAAGAAATGCGGCGAGATCGTTGACCGAGAGATTTTTACGCTCCAAAATTTTCTGTTTATTTGCAGTCTGCCTAGTGGCTGAGGTTTGTACCGGTGGGGATGAATCGCCCATCGTTGTCGGAGGTGCTTTGGCTACCCTTTTGGCTTTCGGTTTGGCCGACTTGGCCGCCTGATCTGATTTAATCGCTTCAACTCCTCGAACGAGTGTTGCCGCTACAAAATCGCCATTAGGTAGGGATTTGAGAATGTCGGCATACTGACTTTTTATCTGACCTAAAACGGATCTCCGTTCTTCGGCTTGGTCTGTATCGACTGTTTCTGAAATCCACGGGTGAGTATTGATCGTATCCTGTTGCCACTGAGCGGATGCCTGGAGATATTGCGCCCTTTCGGGTATTTTCTCCGTTAGATAATCTTCTGCTTGGGTGAGAATATTTCTGATATCCTCATCGGCATATTCCTTCCCATCGACTTCGATAAAATCTTTTCCGATGTGTTGGAGCGACCAACGCTTGGCGGCAAGAGCTTCCTTCCGAAGAGTTTCCAATGACTGAAAGTCCTGGACTTCTTCGAGAGCTGGCTGACTGGATTCCGATTGCTTTTGAGGGGTGGATTTTAATGATGCAATTTCTGATTTTAGTGTTTCGGCAAGCTCATCTCCTGCTTTTGCGCGAGCGGTCAAGCGGTTCACCTGTTTCAGAAGTTTACCAACAGCTTTAGACTGCGGCTCATTGTCCCCCGATTCTTCAGTGGACTCCTCCTCTTCTGCTATCTCTTCCGTTTCCTCTTCTGATTCCTCAGATTCGGTAGACTGTAAAAGAACATCTGTATCCTGGTCGGTCTCTGCGTCTGCGGTAGTAGTCTCGGGACTTGGTTCCGCTTCAGATTCCTCTTTCGCTTCACTCTCCTCAACTTTGTCAACGAACGATGCCGTTAACTCCTCAAGGGTCGTAATGCTTTGCGTGTTTGTTTCTGCTTCTGTCGTAGCCGGAGCCTCGCTAATTTCTGTATCTGCCATATTTTCTCTGCGTTTGGGAAGTTCGCACTCTTGCGTTTTCTGCGTACCGAAATGGTTCGCCACTTCCGATTATGACAGGGGGCCAATAAAAATTTTCAGGAAGTTTTAAATAAGTCCCACGCTTCCCGATATTTCTCGTGCTTGGCTTTGGACTCGGGGTTGTCCGGGTAAACCGCAACTGTTAATGCTCCATCGAGAGCCATACATGGGATTAGATACCAGGTGTTTATGTCGGCACAAAATATTGCCACTATATCGACTTTTGTGCAGTCTAGTGGTTGCTTTACTACCCGCCCAGTAGTCGTGGAAAATCGATACCGTTTGCACCCGTTTTTTCTTTCCCCTTTGCTTGACTTTTCAGACCCCTTAATTTGGACATTAAAATTTTTGCCCGCCGAATTTACGAGGATACAGTCAACTGGTAAATGGTCACCTAGTGGGATGAAAACTTCCAACCCATTCTTTAACGCTTCAGTGAAGAAAGTCTGCTCGTAAATGTAGCCCTTACGCTTCGTGTTCTTCGTCATCGAGGCTCATGTCGCACTCAAAATCAACAACTTCCTCGTCCATCCATTCTTCAACATCGGTCAGGGCGATTTGTGCCATCTCATGGTCATCGATATCACTCTCTTCTAGCCAGCGATTTAGCAAGGCTCGATGTTCGTTTTTAAATTGCTGATGGGGTGTCAGTTTCGGCATTTTCTAAGCTTTCAATTATTCGTGTAAGTCCAGCAATCTCACCCGATAGTCGGGCGAGTTTTTGCGGATTATCGACATGGGTATAGTCCTGAAAATCGACTAAGCACATATCCCTCTGTTCGAGGATAAATGATTTTACTGTTAGCCATTCGGTCTGTTCCCCTAGGCCGTTAATCGCATCTGCTAAAGTCATTTGCGTTTTTTTGCAGTTTTTGCCGCCTTTTTAAACGCACTGGCAGATGGTGCACCTTTTGCTCCAGGCTTTCTCATTCGTTCCTTCGATCCGGCGGCAATTCGTGCCTTCTTCTTGGCGATATTTTTATATAAACTCATAATATTTCCTTTAAGTTAAGCGGCCATCGATGTACCTGGTACATTACCGGGAGCAGTCCCAAGCTGGCCAATTAGTGCGTTGCGATTCTGTGCTTCCATTTGTTCAAGCTGACCCGCATATGTCTGAAGTCTCTTGGCAAAGTTTTCGTCCTCTTGCATACGATTTTGAACATCGGTCGCTGGCACTTCGGGAGTACCTTGCAAGTATTGCTGGAGAACTTGCAGACGAAGCTGGGAATTAACCCCTTGCTGTGGTGCATTAACCACTTGTCCCGAGAATATCTTAGCAATATCGGCAGAAGTTTCCTTGATCTCTTTGTCCGTTGCCTCTTCCGCGGGGGCAATCAATTGACCGGCAAGATTTGGATCAATAGCCTCAAGCACTTTACGAAGATAAATGTCATACCGAGCTTGACCCTGTCTGTCGTACTGCGACATTAATTTACCCACTGTATCGAGTTTCTGAAGAACCTTTTCCTCGTCCTGGTTCATGCTGTTCCAAGTAATGTTAAAATCATAAACCTCCGCAGTCTCATCAAGCATGAGTTGAGCGCCTTGCTCATTATTGGTAACCCGAAACCAAATCTGTGGTCCGCCATAAGTTCTATCCAAGCACCATACCCGATTAAGAACCTGTTTGAATCCGTTAAGCCACTGATTGACCAAGTGCTGGCGGATGCTGTTTGCTTCAACTGCGTCTTCGGCGGATGTTGCCCGACCGGTTATCTTATTGGCGAGTTGTCTTAACTGCATCTCCACCTCCATCGATGCCGGTGAATAGCGGGGGATTTCTACGAATCCAAACTCTCCCCTTCTGCGAACTGGAATCTGCGCACCTGGTCCGATCCGTTCGGGCTTCCGGCCAACGACATATTCTGCGGCTGGCATTGTGCTCATCGAGGCGCGGTCGCGCCGACTATCTAACTCCGTTTTGACAGCTTGCTGATAAGACTTTAAAAGCTCAGGGTAACCTCGGGAATCGAGTAGGCGGTGATTGAGGTTTTCTCGGGTAATACAGACAAAGGGATAACGACCTTCGTCATATTCCATCGGACTATGAAACCCATGACCTTCCGCTTCATCCGCCCAGCAAGTAATCGTGCAAATCGGTACATCATCCTCATCGAGTTCCTTACGATAAGTTGTAATTACCCGAACCATGCCCTCGTAATTCTGTGTGCCGTAAAAGTTGCCGGAGTCGTAAGACATTAAATCAGTCGAATAACTTTCGTCCGCATAAAAGCCTTTTGAGTTCTCAAGGACTTCTTCGATCCACTTTTTATCCCATCCCTCACTGACCTTTTGCATTAATGCTTCGGGGCTGTAATAATGGATGCAGTGAATGCTTCTGGCCGATTCTAAATCAATTACATTCGAGTCGATGATTATTTCTCTGCCGAGTTCATACGCTTTAATTGCCGGTCTGTTTACTACCGCTTTCTCAGTCGGGACTTTTGATACTCCTTTACTGCGAAGTTCATTGATCATTTTACGAACTCTTCGCTTTTTCAGATTAGGGAATAGCGGGAATAGCATTTCTTCGACTCCCTCTTTCATCTCGGGATCTTGGATCGCCATTGCCAGTTCGGGACTCATTTGGGCAATCTCTTCGAGGCTGATGTCCTTAAACACTCGAGTGGTTTCCCGCTTCCAGTAAGTGCCGAAAAAAGTGATACCGTTCTGTAATAAATAGTTTGCTCCGATGGCGGCCTCCCGAGGAAGTTCCGTCATTGAGTTCATCCGCCACTTCAAAAACTCGCTTACCATCTTTGCACTGCCAATGTCTCCACTTTCCACGGGAGCGGCTACCAGGTTGGCCTGTGATAACGATTGAGAAAGGAGGGCTACATCGCCATCAATTAATGGATTAATAAGATTTGCTTCGAGATCACTGGCTCCATTCCAAGGAAATGCTTCCGGTCCGTTCTTCTTTCCGCTTTCATCCTTGCCCGCCCATTCGTTAAATCGACATTCCCTACCTTGCTCGGCTTTATCCATCCAAAAGGATAAATTCGACTTTGCATCGTCAAACTCCTTTTTGATGGCATCGACAGCCGGCCCTTTTTCGCTAAATTCCTGTATTTCCATTTTTGATCTCCAATTCTAACATTATTTTTTTAAGTTTTTTCAGTGCGTCCTTTTCAACCCGATGGACTGTGACAAGAGGCACTCCGATAAATTCGCTAATTTCTTTTAAGGTGAAATTGCTGGGGTTTCTGCCCGCCTCAAATGCCGCCAAGCCCTCCTCCACCACCATTTCCTGTAACATGGCATCGATTCGTTTCTCCTGTCGCTCATGCGATTCGATACAAATCATCGTCTCCTTCGACCTTTTTGACATATACTTCCGATTTAACAGGGTGATTCTGCTCGGGCCGCTTTACGCACCTTGCAACCCCTTCCCGATCTTCAAAGTAAATGAGCATAAGCCTCGGGTTTGGAACGAGCTTGAGAACCCGTGCTTTTTCTATCTGATTTGCCGGTGGTTTGGGCAGTTCCACTTCACCGTCCGAGTCCTCCGCCCAAATTTTCTGACAACTGGAACGAGGGATTCCCGCTCCTTTGCTCACCTTTGGCCAACTCAACCCAGTTTTTCGCAAAATGACCACCTGGTCCCTCTGCATCGCACTCCATTTCTTAGTTACTCCCATAATTAATATCCTCCTCCGCCTGTTGAAATTAATTCCTCCTTGCCGAAATACTCGAAGTTCCCCACTGCAAAATATCTTGCACAGTCAGGGAAGTCTTTTTCGGGCGCTTTAAGCGAACCGCCGGGAGTGTATGCTTGCAGACAACTTATGAGATTTTGACATTCGTCCGAAAACATCAATTTAGGCTTATTATCCAAATCCATCGGTTTTTCCCGATCCCATGCTAAGAGATTATTAATCGCCTGTAATCCTGTTTCGATGTCTAACGCTTCTGCCGGCTGAACGATAATGTCTTCATCCGATAAATCATCGATAATGTTGGAACTGCCTTCCGCTTTCTGATAGCTCGCCGCTCCCAACCTCGGGTCGATTATGCGGATGACCTCACTATCCCCGCACATCTTCTCCATTCTCCTAATCTCATCGGCATAATCCTTGAGGCCGTACCCGTTCGGTTGGGCGGCCTCGCCAGCACTTAGCTTGTCTTTGGTTAAGTCAATCCAACCGCCCCATGTATCGAAATCAGGAAATTCTTTAACCGCCCATGCGACTCCATGTGGATCGATGGCAAAGAGGACCATTGTCCACGGCTTTGCTCCCGCCGGATCAATCGACATTACCCAATTGGCTTCTTTGAAATCGGGGAGCTTGTCGGGGGTGCAGAAGTTCTTGTCTGTCAGATTAGGGAAAATGGCTCTCGATTGGCGCACAGGCACTCCATAAGCCCGGCAAAGGATAGTTTCACGCTTCTCACCCTCTAACTGATTCTTCATTGCTTCCCATCCGCCAAAGGGGTTCGCCGCTGTGTGGAAATAAACCACTGAACTGGCTTTGCGGATGGGCTGTTGAACGAGAGGTACTTCTTCGCCGTTTAGGAGATCCGCCTTCGTTGATTCTATGGTGCGGGCACCGGTGAGCATCGATTTGACTACGCTGTTCCATCCGTCAACGGCGGTGAAGCTGATAATTCCCTTGGAATTGCGGGTCACGGTCCGAAATCGAAGTGTGTTTACCCATGACATAGGTACGAGTTCATCTGCCCAATAGCCGATATTATGTGTTCCATTGACTGGATCTTGCGGTGAGCCGATCTCTCCTCCTTCAATTGTCGAAATGTCCTGAGCCCAGTATCTAAATATACATTGACTCGCATTAGGCAGAGTGAATTTCGCCCCCGTAAATCCATTTTTTAAACTGTGGACTATGTATCCTATCTTACCTCTACCCAACGACTTAAGTTCTTTTGGAAGAGCATCAAAAATTAATTTCTGTTGGAATTGTATCGAATTAGCCGCTGTCTCGGTTAAGCACCAAACAATAGTGCCAGGGTTCTCTACGAGGCATTGAACTACCCGCTTGGCCGCCCAAAAACTCTTACCCGCACGATTTCCGCCCATAACGAGGATTTCGGAGTGGGTCTTTAGCTGATCATCTGCCCGCTTCCAAGTATCCAGTTCAAAGCCATGCCGGTATGGATCGTCTTTCTCTTGTGCGATTGCTTCTTCTCTAGTCTCATAATATGCGAGGATTGACTCGGGACTCATGGACAGCATCTCCGATTTTGTCAGAGGCGGTAAGGCGGGGTGCGGTGTCCAGGTGAGAGGCATTGGCTTAATGATAACAGATTATCAGCACGATTGGCCGCAATTAGTGAAAATTTTTTTATGGGCTACAATCGGTCTCGGTGATCGGCGGGCCGCGAAATCCGACCCCCCTCCCCCCCTATCAAAGTCAGAAATCGCATATAGATTTTCATAAGTCGTTGACTATCAGTAAAAGCCTAACCGCACAATATGTTTTATGTCTAATTGTCCTTGCCAATATCCTTATTGAGATTACATTCTCAATTGCCTACACCGATAGAAATGCCGACCGAAAAAAAGAGGATAACGATAGAAGCTGATAACCTTCCAGCTAACTTGACAGTTGAGAAGACTTGCCCGGCAGTTTATACGGCTCAAGGGCTTTACGATAAGAGACCAGGTGACTACGCAAAAGTGGTGCAGATGTTATCTGACGGTACACCGGTTAGCCGAATCAAGAAAGAGCTGAAGGTAAACCACAATACTATCGCTGTAGTTCGGTCCCGAGAGAAAGAGGTGATCGAATCATCGAAGAAAGTAATGAGGGGATTGATAGGCCATGCTTCACAGCTGGCAGTCGAAAAGATGATTGAGAAGCTGGACAACGATGAGATACCAAATGGAGTCCTACCAATCGCTACTGGCATCCTAATCGACAAGCATCGCCAGTACGAAGGTGAGCCGACTCAAGTCATTGAGGTAAAGAAATCTCTATCCCTCGATGAGATCCGAGCCGAGCTGGCCAACTTGAAGGATGAAAAAATCATCGAGGCAGAAGTCACCGATACATAATAACCAGCGAGAGTGGTATGCTCTCCTGACTTTGTTCTTCTTTTTCCTCGAACGGGATTTAATAGTCGAATGCTTTTTTATCGCCTTAAAAGTAATATTTAAGATATTAGGGTAAAGTACCACCGACATATAATCTCAAGATAGCCCGAACAATCGCCTAGAAGGCACACAGGGCTGTCTTTTAACTTCGATACATCCAATCTACCACACTAGGGTATAAGACCGCCAATCCCGCCATTCCTTGGAATGACCGCTTTGCTGTGATTGCAGACAGGATATCCTTATTCCGTTTAGCTGTGATTGATCGAACTATATGTTTGTGGATTAAATCCATATCGAAAGTCTGCTCAAAGATTTTAGATTCCACCTTAATATTTTGAACGAGTGAATGGGTAAGCTGAGTGATACCTGTTCTGCCGGTTAAGCGGTTAAGCGAGTGGATCTGTTTTATTCTCCCCTTCGGTCGAGCTTGTAGGCTGGCGGAGTAGTTAACCTGGTACGGGCCGCCTAAAAGGTGGTTTGGCGCACTATTGTGGTAGCTTTAGCTATTGGGCCGCTTGTCGGGCCAAAGCATTAGTGCGAAGGTTAACTACTTAACAGCCTGTTTTTTATTTAGAGAGTAGTAGTGCATATATACTATAAGGGGTCGCACTACCACTCTTCCGATAATAAAGTTAACTTATTCTCCTTTCAGTTTTAGCTTCAAACTGTAGATAGTTTTGTTATTTGGACCACCTTTTTCGACCTCAATTTGATCCTTAGTCATAGATAATATTTTCTTAAAAACATGGCCATCGATATTATTATTGGTTTGAGCCTGAAGTAATTCCATCGCCTCGTTTCTTCCGCAAATCGGCTTATCGGCCAACAGGGTCAAAAACTTCTCGCATAAGCCCTCATTTATCTTCTTTTGGATGGTGGATATCTGCCCTGGCTTCCTGAATTTGGCCTCGAGGTCGGGTCGATGGATAAAAAGTGGAAAGGTATCTGCGGAGAACTCAAGGACCTTGGGCGGTGAGAATGGACAGTTTCTATTGGTTGCCTCGAGGACTAGGTGTTCCTCTTCCTCGTGAGAGGTAAGGGTAAGGATAGCGTCAGGATCACGGGCAAAGACACCTGAGCCGGACGCTCTGTCGATGTGATCAGTTTCTGACTTGTTTCCCTTGGAGAAGTGGTGGGCAAATACTATGGCGGCACCGGTTTCCTCGGAGAAATCCTCGATCAGATTAACGATTTCGCCTACCGCCTTGGCATCATTTTCGTCTATACCAGTTGCCAGTTTATAGTATGGATCGAGGATAATGAGATCATATTCCCGCTTTTCCGCTCGGATCTTTGTCAGGAGGTCAAGGAGTTCTGCCCGGTGACCGCGGAGTGGCCAATAGTCTAGGTGGTGGTTAGGCTTAATCTCCCCGTTAAAAGTTGCCTTGGCTACCCGCTTTATTCGATCTGTACCAAAGTATTTCTTCAGCTCGAAGTCTAAATACAATACCTTCGACTGCTTAACCGGCATCCCTAGCCACGGCATCCCATTGGATGCGGCGATGGCCAAGTTAATTAAGGACCAAGTCTTACCCGCCTTACTGGAGCCTGATATAATCATTTTGCAACCCTCATGCAGTACACCCTCAATAATCTCTTCCAGTTCATTGGCGGGGTTCGTGGCGAACTCCATGCACTGTCCGAATGACATAATGTCGGGAAGTGGTTTAGGATCGTCATTAGATACCTCGATGGAGCGGTTTGGCATATTGGTAACAGTCGGGCTGTCCAGCATATATTCCAGCTCTACTGCTTTAAGTTGTGCTTTGTAATAGGGGTCGGTTTCAGGTCTCATTATCTTTTATGTTATTTTTGATTAGTGTTAAAATTATTTGGGGCTGTAAATTTATGTGATTTCTGACAAGAACAATAGCATCCCCTTCGGCTAAACGGTCGGCCATTTTCATCGCTTTAACGGGTGAAATCCCAAGCTTAATAAACCGCCGTACGATGGTTGCTTTAAGGAGTGTATTGATCATTCCCGCCAAAATAAGATTGGTTGTATGGCGGAATACTTCTCGCCCTTCTCGGTCTTTGGTTTACGAGTCCCCCAAGGCAGTCGGACTAAACCGAGGGGAGAGTTATAAATCGATGGGTCTGCTCCGAGCTTCATACTCATATGTTTAAACTGCTCGGCCTTACCAGGTATCCAATCGTACCAGCAGTGAAGACTCTGACCGCCACTATCGACTATCATTTTAAGTGGGCAGATTGATTCGAGGGCAAGTGCCGGTCCAATCTGATCAGCCTTCGTCCAAGTCGGATCATCAATCTCATGGACTAGATACATCCGCTCACCGGCATTCTCTTTTACCCGAGGACCGATATCCTTGAATGGATTGTAGCTGATAAATTCCATCTGCCCTACCCCTTGGGATATTCCCCAATCGCCCGCTGACTTAATCATGGTATTAAATTTATCCGCTTGGATATTTATCCATTGGTCAGGCTTGAACAGCTTGGAAACCGCCTCCTCGGCATTCAAAGGAATGGCGGAGGAGCGGAGCTGAAGCATTTCGAGATCCTCGGGCTTACCTTTAGCATTGGATGAGATTCCGGTATCAATTGATACTTTTTTAGTCGGGCTGATAATCTTCTCACCGGAAAGGATTTGATACGCACCGGTCAGAGCGTTTCGGATCTCGTTTGGCTGGAGTGGTCGGCGGGTAAATTCTTTTGCGACCTCGATGCAATAATCATGTGCCTTTTCAAAGTCCGATTGATGCATGGCGGCACGGAGGGTAAGGCGGGCAATAAAGGTGTGGTGGCCAAAGTCTCCTTGCGGGAGTCGGTCGAAGAACCCCGCCATGTCTGCTGACAGGATAGCCATTAGTCGGAACCCTCGCCCTCTATAAACTGCTGGATGTATTCGGTAAGCTTACCTATCGCCTCGGTCTCAATCCGCCTTAAAGTACGCCTTGGTATCCCTGTCTTCTCGGCCAGTTCGGACTGGGTAAATCCCCGATGGTCTTCGGGAATATTGAGAAGCATATTCTTCAGCTTGGCATCGGTTGCCATTTGCTTGGCGATTTGACTATCGTCCGTCCCCATCGACACTAACCCACCTATCTATCATTCCCTTTGGAAGTCCCGCCTCGCTAACATGGTGATCATTTTCATCCGGCTCATATCCTTTGCGAGAGATGTGAACTATTTCCGTAAGCACTTCGTGGGTACATCCCCATCTTCGGATCGCCCATGCTTCGTTGGGGAATCGGATATCATCAAATACGATGGTCCGCTTGCCGATGTAAGGCAGAGCCGCTTTATAAGCCAAGTCTACCCATATATTAGCATACCCAGCAGAACCCTCACGACCCCATGTCGTACCAAGTTCTTGTAATAGTCTCCTCGCATTGATTCCATCAGGAAAACTAGGAATTGGTTCTTCCTTAAAATGCAGATACTTTTCCCCCGGCAGAATGACTTTAAGCATTTCTTTTATTGGAGTGGCGAAGGATAGGGTTACCGCATCGACAATAGATTTAGCATATGTCGATTTCCCTACCATTTTTGGACCTGTCAGTCCGATAATTTTATTGGTCATGTAGTGATGAATAGTGATGTTATTATTGTTAAAATGAAGGCGGCCACGATGTAGAATAATACGAGGACTGTAGTGATGAATAATCCGATTAAGCCGATTGAGCGGAGGAGTTTCATCAGTAGTGCGTTTTAATTTCCCCCTCTGCCGCCAAGGGTAGTCCTGGCATATAAAGAGGTTCTTCGGTTAGTAGTTTGATCATTAAATCGAGTGCCGCCTGTCCCTCCGATTCGGCAACTTCAACAGTTACGGAATCGTGGACATGAAGGACAACGGGGAGTCCAGCCGCCTCAATCTTGAGGAGAGAATCTGCCATCAGCTCTCTCGCTGTTGCCTGAACGAGGTTCTCTAAAAGTAATCCGCCATACAGCTTCATCCGCCCTTGCCCTCGTACCTTCTGACCAGTCAACTCTCGGCCATCATCCTTTACATCGAAATAACGGATCGGCTTCCCTGACTTACAGATCATCGTGGCACACTCGGGAGTCTGCCTTGCCTCCTCTCGGATGTGGTCCTCGCACTTCTTCCAAAGCTCGACAATCTTAGGATTCTGATTACGGAAATCTTTGACCTGTTTTCGGCTCTCAGCATCGGTCATATTTAATTTACCGCCGGTAAGGGCTTGTGCCACTTGACCGAATTTCTTCGGACCACATCCGTAGCCCAAACCCAACACACGGGCTTTGCAGAGATGACGGAGTTCGGGGGCTAAGTCCTTCATCGGTTCATCCTCGTTATAGAGTCCAGTTGCACGGCCATGTGCCTCGTAAAGATCAATCCCGCCTCTGACTAGCCCAAGGAAATCGAAGTCCCCACAGAGGTACGCTAAAACGCGCGGTTCGATTTGTGAGAGATCCGCAGAGACCATTACCCTACCCTTACCAGGTGTAAGACATTTCTTAGCCGAAGTTCCCTCAACCTCGTCCCGAGGAATGCCTTGAAAGTTTAATCCACCCGCACCACTCCATCGACCGGTATGCGGAGCACCGCAGTATTTCAATCGAGTGGAAACTCGATGGTCGGGGCGGACTCGTAAGATCATAGATATATATGTCTGCCTCGCTTTGTTGGCTTTTCTCCACCTTGTCATCGCTTCCAAGATCGGAGCGTATTGCGGATTCTTAGCCTTCCATAAAAGTAATTCCGAATCTCCCTCCTGAGTAGACTTCGGAGGTTCGACATTTTGCATTTTTAAATAGGCGGCCATTGCAACTGTCGAAGTTGGCTCACCTCCTCCTGGTCCAACCCAAGGCAGAAAGGTTTCGACCTCCTTCATAATCGCCTCAGTCTTATTTATATATTCTTGGCAAAGTTTCTGATCGATTGCCATCCCTCGGCTTGCCGTCCTTCGAGTAAATGCGGACAGTAGAAATTCTTTCTCGGGGAAGGATGTTTTCAGTTCATTATATATCCGAATACACGCTCGGCTATCACCCAGTGCATACTGCTTAAACGATTCATTTCCGAGAATCTCTTCGGGGCGAAGTCCGCTCATTTCATTGCGGGCATCCTTATTTAACTCCTCGCCAAATAATTCCTTATGGCATCCCGCCAATGACCTCGGCAACTGATGCCAGCTTGCCATATCCGCCGTACAAATCCATTCTTTTGGAGTAAACTGTGGCATCTGACCCCTCGCCATTGCCATCCGACAGCATACCGAATCAAACTCAGCATTATGAGCGCAGATGGATTGTCCGTTTAAGCGGTCCACCGGTAAATCCCTTGGATCGCCAACCCACTCAAATCCATCATCGGCTACCAAGGAAACTATGGTTACCCGAAAGTCGGGGTGCTTGACATAGCGGTCGAGTCCCATCGTGGCCACCGAGTACTGCTTGGACCAAACTGTTTCCACATCGAGGGCGATCAATTCCGATCCTCCTTTAAAATAGTTTCTGCGGACATGACCGCATTCTGCAAAGTCGGATATTCCAGCTCGGGAAGGTCGGGAGTATCCAGCTTGACCCGCCAGTTCATTTTGTCGGTGTCCAGTATTACATCCGCTTGGCGGCTTCCCACCTTTACGACTACCTTCTCTCCCCGAGGTAATCCTCTGCCCATTTTATATATTGTTTTCATTAAGTACCTTTCCAATCTGTTTCCCTATCCACTCAGCCACATTGACAGTAACTGCATTTCCCATCTGTTTATATCGTGGACCATCTGCCTGTTTGACCACCTTACCGGTAGCCTTCCACTCGTTCCCCTCAAGGATCAGTTCCATCTTTTCGGCTGTCCAATTATCGGGGAATCCTTGGAGCCTCTCGCATTCGATTGGAGTGAGTCGGCGGACGGTTAAATTCTGCTGATAACCAATAGTCGCATTACTGCCCAAAGCGGGTGTATGCTCCTCGCTGTGGATCGGGTCTTGCGAGGGATGAAATGCCACCCCCACGCCTTCCCTGCCTTGAACAGGTATGTAATGCCCACTACACGCAGACTGGAGGTTAGGTCCACGCTCATCGCAGTCCAGTGAACCTACAACCACATGGGGCGAGTTGTCGTTATGGTTTTTCTTTAATGTGCCTGACAGTTCAACCTCGGGCTTTTGCCCGAATCCTCTTGTAATATCGGATGGTGCAAAGGACATAGATTTCTTGTCCTCATAAGCTACCCCATGCTTGTCCAATCCATTAAGGGTAAAGGATACATCCTTATCTACTCCTAAACCATTACCACTCTGCGAAGTCTCTCCACCGCCTTGGAGGCAGTAGGTTTCTTTCTGCTCGATAATTGCCTTCCCCTCCTTCACCCATTGGTTCGATCCAATCTTATCATTATCCTTCGCACATAGCGTGGCCATTAGGTCAGGATCACTTCCTGTGGATTGGGCTTGAATTATCGCTTTATTCTCATGCAAATTATCAGTTGATAAGCCTTTGTAATCCCTAGCACATAAACAACCCACTACCCCATCGCCACCCTCTCCAACGCTTTCTGTAGCATCTCCGGCAGTTCCTTTCCCCGCTTCTCGGCTCGGCGGAGGATGCCCTGGCAAGCTTTCGGTGATAGCGAGTATTTCGTCAACGGATTCGCCTCCAAAATCTGAGACAATGAACACGCGCTTCCGTCTTTGGGCCACACCGAAATACTTGCTGTCGAGTAACCGCCATCCTGTTTCACAAGCCCCGCAGTCGAGTAGCTCTCGGATGCACCTTGCAAGTGCGAG